TCGATACGTTGAGCAGAGACATAAAGTCGAGCAGAAGAAAATAGGTCCTGCTGAGAAACGAAGAGCTGGCTATATAGGTATGCGACTTAAAATAGATACGGATGCTGATGATACCACGCCTTGGTCATAACAGCTAACAGACAACAACCTAAGAAAGCTCAAGAAATTGAGCTTTTTTTGTACCTGTCCCTGTTCTGTCCGTGTTAAGAGGGACATCTGTCCGTCATGAGCCAAAGAACACGGACAGCCGTAAGTCCTTATAAAATATAGACTTACAGCGATATTTTACTATTGTGTCTCTGTTGTTCTTGATGTTTAAGAAGTAGATAAATAAATAATAATAATAGAAGTAATAATAGAATATAGAATAGTATAATAGCATAGAGCCAGTAGGCTGGCTGAGTACTTTAAAATAGGCTGCAGGATTTTACAGAAATTTAACTATATTAATACTTGACGTTGCTACTCTAATGTCTTTGTTTTGTTCGGGAAGCCGTGGCCTTTAAATAAGGCTGCGGCTTTTTCTTTGCCAATTTGACAAAAAATAATAAATGTTACATTTTGTTTGACATTTTGTTTTTTATTAATCTATATTAGTTATTGAGGTGGGGAAAGAACTTCTCACCCAGAACAAAACCAAGGGCATAAAAATGAAAAACAAGCCAAGACATGAAATCAAAGAGCTATTGCAAGTACGAATCAATGGCGACCAAATGGATAGGATAGACGAGATTTGCAATATGATGGGATACTCTAAAAGTACCACCACTCGTATGCTACTTGACTACGGCATAAAAGCTTTAGAGGGCACACTAGAGGAGGTAGCACCATGAGTTATGCAGACGAACGCAAGGAGTTTAGACGGCTGATGGGATACCCTATGAACTTCCCGACCAAAATCTGGGACGAGTACGTAGAGCTTAGAACTCAGGTCGCTGGCTGGGAGACTGAGCTCACTGAGCAGGAGTTCAAAGACACCTTCAATAAAGCCAAGGATGCCTACCACATCAAGGTCCAAATCAAGGAAGACAGGTGGAAAGCCATTAGGTCCAAAATAGCCTCAAGGTCCTAATGCTACTACTCAAGCACCTAATACTCGAACTAGCTATAGACACATTCTTTGAGAGTGTGTCTTTGGCGTTTTCCCAGCCACCATTCACAGCCACAGACCTATACCTAGAAGAGCTTTTAACTGAAGGTATAACCTTTGTACCGGATAGTGAGGTAGCTACGGTCCTAGCAGAGATGAGAGCTCGTGGTATAATGGTAGACTACTCAGGAGACCAAGAGTGGGATGATGAAGATGGTGTCTGGGGAGATGTTTGGTATGGAATAGAAAAAACTTCCAAGTAAGCCTTGAAAGTTTAAAATAGTTTTACTATAATTAAAAATGCAGTCGGAGCCTATTTAGCCTGACTGCACAATAAAAATATTTCATATTGAAAGCCCTGAGTGTTATTGCTCAGGGCTTTTTTGTCTATACGTATTCGTGAGCATACTCTTTTAGTAACATCATAATCTCTTTCTTACGTCTGTAAATAAACTCTTCAGAGCGTCCGAACATGCGGCCAATTTCTTTCTGAGTTTTACCTTCAGCTACTTTTCTAAGGATGTAAAAATGTACTGCATATTTTGGGAATCTACGTTCCATGTCTGAGATTATATCCGTGAGCTCTGAGCTTGCGTCCGTTGCCGATTGGCTCTCGTCTTCTATGGTGTAGAAGTCTTCACTATCTGTGTAGTGGTAGTTGTACTGGTACTCTTCTTTTCTTTGTTGTCTGACAGGTACCTCAACCGGCCCTGACTCTTTACCCCGTAGGTACTGCAGGTCTCCACGAAGGCGTTGTAGCACGTAATGGTAAAATGGTAGCCCTTTGCTAGGGTCGTATATCTCTAGGCAGCGCATGATGGTTAAATGAAGCTGTCCTGCTATTTCCTCGACCTCGTATCCATAACTAAATTGTCTATGGGCTACAAAGCATAATCTACAATTAAGCTCGAAGAGCTTCTCCCGTATTTGTACTTTTCTAGACTCCGTAGCTGTGGGATACTCAGCGGCTAATTGAATGTTTAAATCCTTTCCGTTATTCGGGAATGGGTGGTTGTTTATGTACTCTATTATCATGTTTTTTCCTCGGGATATTTAGTTCTCTATCCCTGTTTATAAAATAGACTTTTTTTAATTAAAAAACCCATTTATTAGTACCAAATTGGTACCAAATACGGCAAAACTACTCAGCTGACTATATTATTTGGTACAAGAGAGGTTTACAGCTATATGACTACTGATTTGTATGAAATATTCGCCCAAATGACATACCAAACTATGGTGCTCACGGACGTAATATCCCCAATAGAAGTGGAAGACGTTCGCTCCCCAATTATAACTGAGGAAGACGTTGAAGACTCTTGTATAGGTGGTCTAAGTTTTAAAATGTACAGTGAGCTTTCAGAGCTATATTGCTTTGAGTTTAAGTTCTATGATACATCTAAAGTCCATACCCTTGTGGTAAATCTAGAGAGCCTTGAGCTTATTAAATTTAACTGCAATACGGATGACTTTCAGTCCTTTGTCCACGACCTCTTCGATAGTTTAAGAATCCAAGGCTTTCAGAAGTCGTTGGACCAAATAGCCGTCCATCTAGAGATTAGAGAGATGACAGGAGAATAACCATGGCACGTCCATATAAGAAACCAGAATATAAGGTCGGCAGACCTACTAAATATCGCCCTATCTTTTGTGAGCGTATCCAAGAGCTAGGTAAAGACGGTAAACTACCCGTCCATGTGGCTACAGAGTTCGCTGTATCTAAAGCTACTATACATCAATGGCGTGAAGACTATCCAGAATTTTCTGACGCTTATGATGTCTACAAGGAGCTATGCGAGCAGTGGTGGATAGATTTGGCTACGGAACAAGCTGCTACAGACCATCCCGGCAAGGCAAATATGACTCAGTTTATGTTGGCCAGAGCTTTCAATTATCACGAGAAGAAAGAAGTTAAAACTGACGTGACAAGTGGTGGACAGCCAATGGCTCCTATAATTAACATTATTGCCCCAGATGAAGAGTAAAGTAACTTAAGTGTCTAGTCAAATCAATATACAGTTTAAGCCAAGTGCTAAGCAATACCGAGCCTTGAAGCTACTACAAGACGATACCACTAGGTTTATTGGCTATGGTGGCTCTGCGTTCTCAGGCAAGTCCTATTTCATGTGCTATTTTATTACCATGATGGCTTTGGCTTACCCTGAGACAGCTTATGGTTTATGTCGTAAAGAGCTGACTACGCTTAAGAAGACCACTTTACTTACGCTATTTAAGGTATTCCAAGAGAGTGGAATCACAGGAGAGCATTATACGTATAACCAACAGCTTAACACTATTACTTTTTATAATGGCTCTGTTATCTTTCTTATTGATGTTGCTCATAAGCCTTCAGACCCCCTGGCTACTAGACTAGGTGGCTATGAGCTGACTCTGGCTTGTGTGGACGAGTCGGCTGAGGTTAGCTATGATATCATCAAGATATTATGGTCTCGCTGTAATCGTAAAAATAACGCTAAATATGGTATCAAGGCTAAATTGCTTGAGACTTTTAACCCTGACAAGGGACACGTCTATCAACGATATTACAAGCCGTTTAGAGATGGCGAAGAGACGGATGACAAGAAGTTTATTAAGGCTTTGCCTCATGATAACCCGAGCCCAGAGGTTGACGAATACATTGCCAACATTATGGCCAGTGGAGATAGGACTACTATTGAGCGTCTGATTCAAGGTAATTTTGAATACGATGATAACCCTTATGCCTTGATAGACTACGATAAGATATTGGACATGTATACCAATGATTTTGTAGAGACTGGCACTATGTACTTGACGGCTGACGTAGCTATGATGGGTGCCGATGCCTTTGTTATTATGGCCTGGTCTGGCTTACGTGTACTAGAGATAAAATCTATTGCCAAGAGCGATGGCAAGGAAGTAATAGATGCACTGACTGAAATGAAGAATAAGTACCAAGTGCCTCAAAGCAATATTATCTATGATGCCGATGGCGTTGGCAATTTTATAAGCGGCTTTTTAAAAGGAGCCAGAGAGTTCCATAATAATGGCAGAGCTGAGAAGGGTGAAAATTACAAGAACCTTAAGACTCAGTGTTATTTCAAGCTGGCAGACTATATTAACAAGGGACAGATATTTGTTGAAGACAAGAAGTATCGTGAAAAACTTATCGAAGAACTGGAAGTAGTGAGACGTAAGCCTACCGACCCTACACAGCCTTTACAGATAATAAGTAAAGAGGACACTAAACAGCTCTTGGGCAGAAGCCCCGACTATTCGGATGCAATGATGCTCCGTATGCAGGTAGAAGTAGTACCAAAATTAACAGCAGCAAGAGCTGACTTTCTTTAAGAGGAAAATAAAACATGAATTACAGTGAATACCCCTATTATACCAACCAAGGCTGGATAAACCCTAAGAACCCAGCAAGCCGCTTTACCTTCTTAGAAGATAGCTATCAAGGCAGTGGTGGCTATGCTACTGGTGCCTACCTTATTCCCAATAAACGAGAGAAGCAGGTTGACTTTGAGGTAAGAAAAATGCGTAGCCGTATTATTAACCACTTTAAACCAATAGTTGACGGCATGGTAACTCCAATATTCCGTGGCTCACCTACTCGTGAATTTGGTAATGAGGATATAACTATGTCTCAAGCCGAGGCTGTGGCAATGTTCTTGTCAGACTGTGACGGCAGTGGCACGAGCTTTGAAGACTTTATGAAGAAGTGTGCAAGGAGCTCTCGTAAATACGATTCGACTTTTGTACTAATTGATAACAAAGCTATCACTGGATACTTAACTGAAGCAGACCTACAGGAGCGCAATAATCTACCATACCTGGTCAACATAACACCTGACCGTATAGTTGAAGTGTCTATGGATGAGGCTGGCAATGTTCGGGATATTCAATGGATAACATATGAGATAGTGGAAGACGTTGGCAAAGTGCCAGTAGATGTCTTCTGGAGTGCTACCCATTGGCGTAAAGAAGTCAAGGGCGAGATAATTGAGCAGGCTGAGAATGAGCTAGGCTTTGTACCAGTGTTCCCACTATACCCATGTGACAATGAAGACTACACAACTGACCCTATGCCTTATGGCTTATCGTTTTCATTGGCAAGTATTCAGTACAACCTATTTAACCTTGCCTCAGCTATCAATCAAATTGCTGAAGACCAAGCCTACTCTATCCTATGTTTTCCGGGAGAGGCTGCTGAGCTGACACTAGGTACCAATAACGCCTTAGTTGGATATGGGAAGGACGGCAATGAGCCTAAATTCATATCTCCAGACGCTGGACAGCTTGATACCTTATATGATAAACTCTTTACTGGCATGGTTAATGAGATGTATAGCACGGCTTCTATGAATCATTTGCGTACCTTCCAGCAGTCAGCCGACTCTAAACGTTTAGATAACGAACGTACTTATGAAGTGCTTATTGACTTTAGAGAGCAAATTGCTACCCTAGACAAAAAGCTTATAGCTTCCTTAGGTCTGTACTTAGGAGTCGACTTAGAATACAGTGTATCATATCCACATAACTTTGGTATCAAGAACCTTGAGCAAGACATTGAAGTATTCGGTGCATTGCAAGGGACAGCTCCAACTGAGGTTATTTCTGAAATAGTTAAACGTATTAAGAACGCTTCATTAACTGGCAACTCGCCTGAGAAGATGGAAGCTCTGGACTTAATCATTGATAATTATTATAAGCTACTTAACACTGAGCCAGTGGCTGAAGAGCAGGTAGCTGTCGAGGACGAAGAACCAACCAATTAATTGACTTAAGTAACTAAAGTGCTCCAAATCGGGGCACTTTTTTGCTTTTAACTTAAGTTATTGAACCGAATTAGTCCGTTTTACGGAAAACTTTAGAGCCGGACTATATTAATTTTCAGAAAATGCTCAAGTGAGCAAGGTAAGTACCTAACATTTTTCTGGAGGAAACCCATGAATGAAAATCAAACATCGTCAAGTGACGTAAGTAACCCAGCCACTTCAACTGAATCTACGACTACCCCACAGGGTAGCAGTGAGCCAGTAGAGGTACAACTGGAAAAAGTTAAAGCTAATAACGAGAAACTACTAGGTGAACTAATAGCTGCTCGTCAAAAAGATGCCGACATTGTTGAAAAAGCGAAGAGCTTTGAGAAACTGCTCAACACCTTAGAGCTCGACCCATCGAAAGATGTATTTCAGCAACTAGAAAGCCGCAAAAATGAACAGGTATCTAAACAGCGTGAGACTATGACAGAGGCTGAGAAGCTCCGTGCAGACCTTGAAAGCACTCAATCCAAAGTGAATGAGTTGTTGGAACAGAACCGTGCAGAGCGTGAAAAGAATCTCAAAATGGGTCTAGATAACACAATTAGTGAGGTGCTGGGAAGTGCCGGAGTTAATGATAAAGGACGTGAACTAATCGCTACGTACATTAAAAATGGACTACAGCGTGACGGGGATGACTTCTTTGCCCTTGACGGAGATACTAAGGTAAGCGTGTCTGAATACGCTGCTAAAGTAGCCGACAGTTTCCCAGAGTTTAAGAGTGCGACTGTTAAAAGCGGTAGTGGCTCTCAGACTCCAGCACGTATCACTGGTAAAGAGAAATTAAATCAAGCTATAGCCAAAGGAGATTACGCTTCAGCAATCGACAGCTTGATTAAGAGAAAATAAATTAAACTTTTAAGGAGTTTTAAACATGGCTTTTTATAATCATGATGCTAGACACTTACCTAATGCAGGTAGTTCTATTGTTGCGGACTTACCTCCGTACTTAAAAATGTTGGTTGAACTAGGTTCAGCTAAATACCCGTTCCTTGGACTTGCAGGTGGACTTAATGGTGCTAAAATTGCAAACGCTTGGGAATACGATATGTCTCAGACATTTGACCCAGGTGCTGGTGCTGATGTTAGTATTTCTGAAGATGCAGCTAAAACTGCTCCTTCTGCTACTTCTATCGCACGTGCCTTGAATAAAAACGTAGCGCAGATATTCCAACGCAAAGTCTCAGTTACTTATGCTCGTGAATCTGACACAGCTGGTTTAACTAACCTGTCTACGGACGGTGCAAGTGCTTCTCCTGAGGCTTTCCAAATTCAAGGTGCTTTGGCTAAAATGTCAAGAGACTTTGGTTGGGCTGGTCTTAACGGGACTAAAGTTGTATCAACTGACTCAACTGTCGCTTACAAAACTGGTGGTATCATTGCTTCCGCAACCTCTCAGGTAGATACTGCTTCTAACAGCGTTATTGTTAAAGGTGACATCGACAATTTACTTGCTACAATGTTCGAAAATGGCGCAGAGTTCTCTGAGTCTATGACGATATTCTGTAATGCACGTAACAAAATAGTTCTTACAGACCTTTATGGTATCGCTGAACGTAACTTCTTTGTTGCTGGTATTTCTGTTGACCGTCTTATCACAGACTTTGGTGTATTCAACATCGTTATTGACCAGTCAATCGATGCTAACACTATCGTTGCTGCTGACATGAAATATGTAGCTCCAGTTATCCTACCATTCAAATCAAATGATATCCTAGTTGAAGAGCTTGCCAAAACTGGTGCGTCTTCTGACTATCAAATCTATGGTCAAATGGGTTGGTCTTTCACTGCACCTGAATTACACGGTGTTTTGACTATTACTCAACCATAATTCATAACTGGATAACTAAAAGGGAGAGGGGGTAACTCTCTCCCTATTCTTCACGGAGGAAAAGATGAAAGAAATTAAAGATATAGAAAAGAGCCCAAAGGCTGAATCTAAACCAAAAGCAAAAGCTAAACCAGCTGCCCCTAAGAAATACTTCTTTGGTTGTGGTAACGCTATCCGAGTTAAAGGCAGGGACATTGGTACTGTTATTGAAGGCAGACTTATCGTAGAAGGTGAGGAAGATGCTGAAATAGTGGCTAAGATATTGAACGCTCCTTTAAGGGAGTACTAAGCATGTTGGTTAATATTAAACGTGGCGACCAAAAACGCTCAGTAAGCGTAAGCCGTGCTACTAAACTTATTGCACAGGGTTGGTCTTTTGATGTAAACCTAGCGGCTGAGAAGATTGAAAAAGAATATGACTGTGGTTGTGAAGATAAAACAAAGGTTGAAGCTGAACAGCTAGTTTTAGATTTAGAGCCGGCAGAAGAAATAATTGAAGAGCCTATTATGGCTACAAAGAAAAAACGTAAAGGTAAGTAATCATGGCTGAGCAGGATATAAAGTCGTTTATTGCTAAGCTTAATAGTGTCGCTATTGAGCCTATAGTAGGTAAGCGTTTTAATCAAGCTCTAGGTGCCGTGGCTGAGTTTTCTAAAACTACGAATCGTTTCGTATCCAGAACAGGTAGGCTTATAACCTCGACACAAGGTAAAGCTACGGGTTTTGAAGGCAAGCTTTTCAACGAAGTATCCTATGCTGGGTATGTGCACGATGGCACTAAGCCCCACGTCATTAGACCTAAGAGCGCTAAGGCTCTAAAGTTTAAAGTGGGTGGGTCTACAGTGTATGCTAAGAAGGTGAATCATCCCGGATATAAGGGTGACCCCTGGATAGAGAGAGCATGGAAGGCTAGGGAAAACGCAGTAATAAACTTTATTGAGCGCACTACCGTGAGTGATATTACCAAGGAGATGAGGCTATGAGCCATGTGTTAAGTGTGGATGACTTTACGTCTCCTGATATAAAACCAAAAGTAACTGATGCTTATCTCTCTAGATGCGATAGACAGTACAATTGGTTATTGAGATATTGGAGTATATCCCAAGACGATAAACCAGTAGACCCTGATACAGGTGTTGATGTTTTATCCCCAGAGGTTATGGAATATTTAATTAATTGGACCTCATATGTAATTTGTAAGGACAGAGTCAGCGTATCGTTGAGAGAAACTCAAAACGGTGCTATTGACGAAGACCCTTACTCAAAGATGATGGATGTTTACCAAGCTGAGTATGAAAATTGGTTCGCAGTCATCACTAGAGAAGGAATTTTGAACGACTTTCCTGGTTCCCATAATAGTGCGGTTATTAATAGGAGCTAAGGTATGTTGAACAAAATAGATAGTAAAATAGTAGAGAGTCTTACTAGTCTGGGTTACAATGTAGACCCACCTCTTAAGAATATCTCTGATTTAAGGGATGTGCCGGCTCCTGTAGCCCTCGTTAAGTATGGAACTGAGCTGCCAGACACGAGAAGTACTGCCCAATATTTTACTCAGACTATTCCAGTTGAAATTCAGGTATATCCTGAATGCGATTGGTCTAATCTAAAAGAAAAGGCTTTCGAACAGGTCACTCTGATAAAGAAGTGGCTACAAGACTTTGATGATTTGGAGGATACAGTTATCGACCAAGAGTATCTAGGTTTTGAAATTATTGAAACAGGTGTTGAGCATATGCCGGGTGGAATTAGTGTTTTTATCGGTATCGTTTACAGGCAGCGTAGGGATGACCCTTCTCGTTGCTAAGAAAAATTTAAAATATAACTAGGAGTTATACTTATGGCAAATCTTTGCTCCCCTAAAATTTACCGCAAAAGAGCGGTATATGGAAAACTCCAGACTGTATGTAATGAGCCCGTTGAGCTACTAGATACAGATGGTGGAATCCGTGTAGCAGTTGGACAAACTGCTGACGCAGAAGTGGACATGTATGAACGTGATATTGCACGCTCTACGCTTACACCTCTTCCTGACGTTCCGGGTGCCGTTGTAGGTACTATGTCTTTCTCTAGTGAGCTAACTGGCTCAGGTGACTTAACTGTTCCTCCAGAGCATGACGTATACCTTAAAGCATGTGGCATGTCTCGTACTGACCTACAAGTAATTGAAATGGACCTGACTGTTGACCTTGCTTATGGCGATGTTATCAACCAGCCGGCAGAAACTCCGGGACCTATTACAGCTACTGGTATCGTATATAAAGACGTTAAAGCTGGTACAGCTGTTAAGGTATTCGTATCTACTGCTGACACTTTTGCAGTATCGACTGCAACCTTCAAAGGTGACATTTCTATAGGTGACACTACAGCTACAGCTCAAACAGCTGGTGGTTTTGCATATACTCCAGACTCAGACAGCACAAACAACATTACGTTGATGTCTTTTGAGGATGGCTATGCTAAATCTATCTATGGTGCTACAGGTACTTGGTCTTATTCAGCTGACTCTTCTAACCCAGCTATCATTGAATTTACGTTCAACGGTGTTGTGTCTCAAGACTACAGCTTTACATTGGCTCCATACGCTGGTACTGAAATACCTAAAGGTGAACAGCTGACTGACGGTGCTGGTAAAGTAATCGAACTGCTACGTGCGCTTAAAGTTGGCGAGCAGGAAGTACTTTATACACGTATCTCAGGTGACGCTATCGTGGCCACAGACGTAATGACTGGTACTACTGGTTCCGCTACTGCTTTGACTAACGAGTTTAACGCTGGCTTCGGCACACGTTTAGCTCCGACTGACTCTGCTGGTAACGTATCCGAGCCTACATATTTCTCAACTCTTCCTCCAGTATTGCAAGATGCTCGCTTGAAAATTGGTGACTTTTCACCTATCTTCGGCAATGTGTCTGTAGATATTGCGAACGATGCTGTTGTACGTGTAGACGGTAATAGCCGTAATGGCTTGGTAGCTGGTTACATTACTAACCGCATGCCTACTGCTTCTGTAGACCCTGAGATGATTGACTCAACGGACATTGATTTGTACCGTGGTTGGTTCGAAGGTCAAGTTGGTACATTCCAACATAGAATCGGTAAATCGGATGGTAATACCATCGACCTATACTCACAAGGTGCTCAATACTCTAGCTTATCAGACGGTGAGCGTGATGGTGTTGCGACTGTGACAGCTGAGATGAAATTAGTTGGTACTGACGATGACGAGCTCGTTTTAGTATTCACCTAAACAACATTGCCACCTAGTGGTAATATTCTCAACCTCCAGTGAGAGAGAAGGCAGTTCGCAAGAGCTGCCTTTTTCTGTTTAAGCTTTCTCTATGGACTCAACTTTATTTTTATAGGCTTGGTGGGCTTCTTGAGGAGTATCGTAGCTCCCTGCTATATAGGTACGTTTACCGTCTATATAGATATGGGCTCTGAATTTACCTTCCCATTGGAATACACCTTTAGGTAGTTTTAAACGTTTAGTCTTTTTAGGGGGACGGCTTACGACTTCTCTATTACATAAGTTCTCGAATCTATTGTCGTCTACAACACCATTGATGTGTTTTACATAACTGCCTGTACCTTTCAAGTCAAAACATAGTTGTATTAACTTATGGATACGGAACATTTTAGACTTATTTTGGTGAGACAACAATAACTTGGGATAGCCGCATGGGTCCTTAGACTGCTTGAGGAGTTGGTTACGTTTTACGGATAAAACCTCTGGCTGGTAGTTATGGAATCGAATTTTGTAATTGGGATAGTTAGGGATATCAACCCAGTCGCTGTTTTTCATAATAAACTCCTTTATTATACTCAATTAAAAAATAAGGCAGCAAGTTGAGTTGACTTGTTTTCGGTGGCGAACCTAGCCTTGATTACTAATATAGACATTATCTATAAAAAGTCAACCTTCTACTGGCTCTATGCTATTCTATTATTCTATGTAACTCTTTACTCTTATTCTTTTATTATTTTATACTCTACTTCTAAATCATCTAGAACATCAAGGACACAATAGTAAAATATCGTTGTAAGTCCTTGTAAAATAAGGACTTAAGGCTGTCCTCTAGGACAGTTTCTACCACGGACATCTGTCCGTCATCTCTATTCAAGACGGACAGATTTTAGGGACAAAGGACACTTTTCAGCTAATTGGTACACAAAAACGGCTTTTACCTAGATATAACTATATTATTGGTACATATTGTTAACAAACTGGAGTAATACAATGAAAATACTAGCATTAAACCCAAACACTGAGTTCGACTATGTCTTGGAGTCCCAACGTGACGACAAGAAACAAGACCAAATTATTTGGAAACTTAAAATGCTGTCAGCTAAAGAAGACGAGCTTCTTGATAACGCATGGAGCCTTATGGATGGCGAGATGAAGCTAAACTTAGGTACACAGACTCGCTTGGCTTTAGATATCGGTTTAGTAGGAGTTGAGAACTTTTTCTACGCTGACGGAACGCCAGTGACTATCGAGAGAAGTACACGCAAGATGCATGGCTTTGTACGCCAATTGACTGACGAAACCTTATCTGCTATCCCTAAAGAAGTACGTGGTGAGCTTGCTAAAGCTATCATGGAAGGCTCTCAGATAGGGGAAGAAGACGTAAAAAACTAATTATCCTAGCGAGCATTTACGGTGGACATATCACTCACAGCTGTGGAGTTGAGGATGGTGTGGACCACTGGGGCTGCTTTAAACCTGTAGAAAAAGCTCGCTGGGCTATACTTTGTTATAAATGTCTAGGTAGTGGGATAATTGATGGACAACTTTGCACCGAATGTGAAGGACGTAAATCAATACCCCAAGACCGCTGCCCCCACTCTACGAATACACGAACATGTGAAAGACTATTCAGGGCAATAGCCTTGTTTAAAGAGCATGGTATTTTGCCCCAAGAAGGTGGTACCCTAAATCAGTCTATTTTATTAGTAAATGGATTAAATATCGTTGAAGTTGTACTCTCTGTGCTTGATAAAGTTAAAAAAGAAAAAGCAGAGGCTATGAAACAACTGGCAGCGAAAGCCCCCAAAGTAGGTAGATAATGGCAAAAGGCATAGTGATTCCAATACGAATCAAACAGGTGGGTGAAGCTGCCCTAAAACGCATGGGTAAAGACTTTGATGCTCTATCAGATAAAGCTAAGAAAAATAGTAAAGTATTCGAAGAATTAAATAAAAGCCTAAAGTCGGCAAGTTTTGCCTTCGGTGGCACCAGTACGTCTATTGCTGGCTTTACTATGGGTATGGGCTCAATAGCTAAGGTGTCAGGCACTGCCGCTTTAGGGTTGATGGTAGCCGTTAAGGCAGTTAAGCTACTTACGGATACCATGGTGGCAGCTACTAAAACTGGTGCTGAGTTTGAATCAACAATAAGTAATTTACAAGCACAGGGTGGTTTATCAACCGACAAGATAGCTGAGTTAAGTGTTGTAATCCGAGAGCTCGGTGCTTCCACTAAATTCACAGCCACAGAAGTAGCTAAAGGTGCTACTGAGTTGGCTAAGATGGGTAAAAGCTCTGAAGAGATATCTAAGATGCTGCCAGCTATAACTGGTTTTGCAGCTGCAGTAGGTACTGACTTTACTACAGCCTCGACCACTGCTGTTAATATAATGAATCAATTTGGCTTAGAGGCTGAAAATACACAGGTTGTTGTAGACTTTATGTCGAACTCTTTTAGGTCTTCAGCACTAGATATTGGTAAATTTAGCACCATAATGGGCTATGTTGGACCTATTGCTGCTTCAACCGGTAACTCGTTAGAAGAAACAGCCACGGCTGCTGGTCTATTGGCAGACGCAGGTTTCAAAGCTTCTAAAGTTGGTACTGGTCTTAGAACTATTATGTTAGAGCTAGGTGACGCTGGCTCTAAGGCTAGTAAACTAATAAGCGAACAAGCCAAAGCACAAGGAGTTGTTGAATCAACTTCACTGTCCCTTGGTCAGAAATTAAAAATACTTAAAGACTCTTATGTAGATGCTACTGTAGCTACCGACATTTTTGGCAAACGAGCTGCAGCGCAGTCTTTGGTTTTAATCAATGCTGGGCAGAGATATGATGAGCTTGCCAAGAAGATAAGTAACTACGAAAAGGCTTCTGAAGAAATGGCAGCTACTCAATTAGATAACGTAGCAGGTGCTTTCACCATACTAAAATCGGTGACCGATAATGCACTACTAAGTTTATTTGAAGGCTTTGGTCCTACTTTACAAAACGGTATAGAGAACACATCAAGACTGGTAAACGATGTAGCCTTTGCTATAGAAGGTGCAGTGGAGCGTAGTGAGCACTGGGTAACTGCCTTTGACATAGTATTGGAAACGGCTATACGTGTTTTTAGAACTATCATTGCTTCTCTAAATGAAGTAGCGGCTATTGTAGATGTAGTAACTAACAGCCTTCAGTATGCGTGGAGACAGACGTTCGGTAGAATCCTAGATGACGCAATTAGAATTTATAACAAGATACCATTTTTTAATGAGATTGAAAACATTGACAGCATAGAACAGTATGCTGACGATGTGAGTGCTGTATGGGATAGACTATATGAAGCTTCCGTAAACGTACAACAGGCTATGGGTATTGCCGAAGAGGACAGCTTGATAGCACGTAGTGAAGCTAATGGAAGGTACTACGATAAAGCTATCACCGATAGAATTAATTTTGGTGCAGCTAGTTTAAAAGTTATAAAAAAGAACGGTGAGCTTATTTCCGATTTTCAGTCTCAGATGAATGAGGACGAACTGACGGATTTAGAAAAGAAACAACTCACCGAGCGCACTAATTTACAGGTGGCTTTAAAACAACAAGAAGCTGATTTAACAGACCATTATGATGAAAGACTACGAATAGTAGAAGCTGCCGGTGACTCGGGTGCTTTACAGGCTCTTAGAACTCAACAAGCTAGAGAGCTTAAAGCTATTCAAGAGCAGAATGGACGTGTACTTACTGCTCAAACAGAGCTGCACAAGAAGCAAGGCGAGCTAGATGAAAAACGTAGACAACGCAGAGAGCGTGCTGTTGAGAAGGCCATAGCTGATTGGAAGCGATTACAGGAAGCTATTAACAACCTAGAGATACCTGATGAGGGATTATTATCCACGAATCAATGGTCTAAAAAGTTCGCAGAGATTAGAAGCACTTTTAAGAAAGAGTCGGATAAACTAATTGACCAAATAGGACAAGCAATGGAGAAAGGTGCTGGTTCTAAAAAGCTAGAAGCTGCTTTAGATAAACTGTACACTGTTTTGGACAGTAAAACTAAAATATTTTGGTCGAAAATGGATTCAGCATGGTCTGGATTTATGTCCTCAGCTCAATCTATCATAGATAAGAATCTCCCCTCATTTGCAAAGAAGATGACCAACCCTTTCATGGAGGTAGTTGAAGAGCTTGAAGAGATGGAAGTTTTCATGTCAGGTTTTCTAGGCGATATGCGAGACCCTTTTGAATCTATAAAATTGGATATGTTTACTAGAATGCATCAAGAGCGTAAGAAGGCTATCGAAGCTGAACAAGACTTGAGAGGAGAGTTGATGGACAGCGTCTCTTCCTATACCGAACATGAAAAAGCACTTAACGCTATAGGACGAGAATACCGCAAGTTGGCCCGTGATGCTGCAGATGCTTTGGGTGTTAATGAAGCTACAGATGCAAGAAATAACAGCCAGGCCACTATAGCTTTACTAAAGGCTAGAAAAGATATAATCGACCAAACTGTGTCTAGTCTTGATGAAGTGATTTTAAAATCCAAAGCCAACTTGGAAGTGCAGAAAGAGGGTACTGCAGAATACCGCAGGACTGAAGCCCATATAGCTGATGCTGTATCTAGAAGAGGAGAATTGGCTAAAAAAGGTAAAGAGATACTAGAAGACATGGAGGAAGAGTTCTCTATTTTAGCAGTCTCTGAAGAGCTTCTAAAAGCCAGAACTTCGAATATGGACGAATATCTAGTAAGATTACGCCAGGCAAGACAGCTAGAACTGGATAGGTTAAACATAGCACAAGAAAGAGCTAAAACTACTTTTGAAGTAGAACTTCAAGCTGCTGACCCTACAAATGTCAAAGCTCAGTTGGATAAAGCCAATAACTTATTTGAGCAGGCATATAACGCTCGTGCTGAGTTTATCATGCAGAATTATACTGATATTGATGAACGTCAAAAACTACTACAAGAAGCTCAAGCTGTTCGAGACCAAGAACTGGATAGGTTAAAAAGAGCACGGGAAAGAGCTAAAGCTACTTTTGAAATAGAGCTATCTGCTGCTGACCCTAAAAATTTCAAAGCTCAGTTGGATAAAGCCAATAACTTAGTTGAACAGTCCTATAACGATCGCACCGAGTTCATCATGCAGAACTATGCTGACCTTGATGAACGTCAAAGACTACTACAGGAAGCTCAAGCTGTTCGAGAACAAGAGTCTCTTATGGCTAGTGTCAACCAGTATGCTACATGGGGTGATACAGTAGCTGGATATCTAAATCAAGCCTTATCTTTACAAAGCCAATTGGCTGATGCCGAAAGAAGCCGTATTGAACGTAGACTTGAAGACGAGAAAGGAGCTATCAAACGCTTAGAAAAACTAGGTACTATTAGTGCTCGTACAGCTGCTCAACGTGAAGAGAAAGCCACTCAACAAGCAAGAGCTAGACAAGAAGAAATTTTTGAAAGCCAAAAACGCATAGCCAAGATGCAGGCCCTAATTAATGGTGCTGTAGCTGTAACCAAGGCTTTCGCAGACTATGGCTGGCCTGTCGGTGCTGTAATTGGAGCTACTGTGGCTGGACTAACTGCAGCTCAAGTCGGTGTAATTGATTCCCAACAATTCGCTACAGGGGGTTTCCCGGCTGGTGCTAACGCCAACGTGACAATGAATGAACGTGGTCAAGAGTCAATTTTGAACGCTTCAGCTACTTCACGTTTAGGTAGACGAGCTATTGAGGACTTAAACGCAGGTAGAAGCGTAGACTTTAGTACTGGTAGTAAAGTTGACACCAATGCTTCAAGCTCACCAACATTTATCTACAGTCCTTCGCACACGTTCAACACCAGCTCACAAGACACGGATATCTTTGCAGCACTTGAGCAGGATAGAGAAAAGTTCAGTGAGTTTATTAACGACACACGCTCAAGAGGTTATGCAGTATGAGTAGATTTACAATAGCTCCTGAGGCTACACCTAACACTCCTATCAATTTGACGGAGTGTTTAGCTGTGGCTATTCCTATAGAGTACGAGCTGGACACAGCAGGGTACACCGTTCAAAGAGATAACGGCACTTATGGTGTCGGTACTTTTGCTGACCGCACTTCAAACCCAGAGACTCGCCTAGCTGGGATGAAAATTACTGCTAGTGAAGCTGACGCTGGACTGCTACAACGGTTTATGTTTAATAACGAAAGGTTTTACTTAAAGCTAGATAATATGGATATTTTCCTAAATAACTCGGCTGGAGTAAACCAACTAGTTCGGAAAAAAGGTCTAAAGCTTTCACAACGTAAGCTCCAAAAAATTTGGGACCTAACACTTGAGGTTGAATTGATATGATTTTTAATGACTATATTGCGGATAAGAGTTTTAATGTACTCCTAGACTCTATAAATGCTGGAGACCAGACACAGGAGTCTAGCGATGTGACTTTAACTTATCTCGATGGGGGTAAGGATGAAATACGTTTTGGCTCAAGAAAAAGAGTAGCATCTTCCTTCAGAATAGTCGATTTAACCCATGATGAGTTTATAGCTCTTAATGACTGGCTACAAGCTAACTTAGCGGATAGGCTTACTATCACGCAAGACAATAACGAACTACCTTTTGGGCCTGCTTGGAACACTCCTGAGCTTTATATAGAAGTAGTTGAAGCTATTCCTATTGGAGAAGAGCGATATAGCCAAGGACGTAACCAATTTGCTATTGAAATTAAGTCAATACTTTTAGGTGACGAAGACGGTGACATCAATGTCACAGACGACAGTATTTACGACTATGCGGTAGAAGTACAACTCAGTGTTGGCTCTACAGACTACTATGCGAACACAAGCGCTGAGCTACCAGTAACAGCTCAGCCGGGTGAGACGGTATATCTACATAATGTAAACGGAGCTGACCCTGCTTTAGGCGAATATATCCGTAATGTAATTTTAATTTGGCTAGATGATGGTATCAACCCAGCTGGTTGGATTCAAGAATTCCCATTAAATGAAAATGAAGTAGACTTTTGGCTAGAGACTGAGGCTGACATGCCTTATGTTAACTCAACCTTTATGAAGAAAGGGATGACTCGTTGGATACAAGATACCAGAGAGTATCAAATCTATGATGACGAGTTCCTACTAAACCCAGCTTACCAAAACCCTTTGCAATGGTCAACTTTAGACAAAGACCCTCACTGGGACGTGCCTCAGTATAAAAGATACGTGGCCAACGTAGCCGAAGAAGGTTTAAAGAACGGTAAGTTTTGGTGGAGTGCTTTTGCTGACCAGCCTACAAGACCGTTTACTGGTGTGGCTGAGTTTAACCCAGCTCCTGAGTTTTATAAAAGTGGCTTGATAGCTAAAAATGGTTTAGATGCTCCTAACTTAAGTACAGCCATGGAGCAAGGACCCAGTATTGAAAAACTGGAAGGCTATACAGTTAAGCTTGATAATAGTGACCGTTTTCATTGGAAAACTCTAGGCTTCAATTTCTTTGGAGCTCGTGTTAAGCTATACTATATTGACAAAACTAACCCACTGGATATTAAATACATATTGGTACGTAGCGGTATCAACAGAACAAATAGTTTTGATTTCAATAACTATGTTTTCAATGTTGAGCCTGAGTTGGTTGAGTTTTTACAAAAACAGCTTCCAAGCACTACAGTAATTGAGACTATTGGCTCCACTAATGTTCAAGAGAACGAGTTCACTGGAGCCACTGTTCCAATGATTTATGGCTACTGGAGATACGCTAAAACTTTACCCTACGCTCGTAAAAATACTAAGCGTTTCTTCTTAGTAGATGATGGCCCTAGAGGTCGAAAAACATACGACTCATTTACAATTAATACCTTTGAAGAAGGTGGAGATTATCCCCAAAGTGGAGCATGGTCTTCGGGAATCAACGTTATCGAAAGTACTGTCTATGACTATGATAATGAAGTTTGGTTAGCTCTAAATACTTTTAGTAATAGTACGACACCGTACTAATTTCCTAGGACCATTTGACAATGCTAAGACCTTTGCTTTGGCTTTCACAGGGGCTGGTTATGCCGGTGGACCTAATGTGCCTAAGATTCGTGGGCTTACCAATGGTGGTAAAGTATTTGGTAAGTTATTAGGCTCTGACGAGCTGTTTACACTACAATCCGATAATTGGAACGGGTGGACACCTCAATTCAATCCTTTCTCAACCATACGAGATGAAGCTTATTGGTTAGTTAAAGAGTCAGACCTACCAACAACTCCAGAAGAAGTTATAGGGCTACCTATAAGTGCTTGGCAAGTAGAGTGGGGCACTATCCACGATAGTGAGCTTCTTTATGACTACTACGGTAGCCAGAACCCTATAGTCTACAAATTCGAGTCTGACTTAAATGATTACGTTGATACTACACCAGCTTTGTTTAAAGACGTATTTGGTGCACGTTTTGGTGGGCAAAACGGCTTTGACAGTGGCAGTGGAGTTATTGAGCATAATGCGATGAAGATAAACGACCTCGCCAACTTTGCGCTAGTAAACGCTACGACCTTCGAGACTACGTCTTTTGAGGCTGTGCCTGCTACGGGGGATGATTATGCTACAGCCACCTTTGAGACCTATGAGAGTGAGGACCCTACTTTTGCTTATAATTCCACGCAAGGGCCTCCTAACCCTATATTAACTCGTTTCTTTGATTATCCCCTATTGAATAACCCTTTACCTATAACTTATTTAAGACTAGCTGCTTTTAATGAGAGCGACTATGCTACATGGTATGCAAACGAATTAGCAACAAATCCGTCTTTTGCGGGCTCTTTTTACACTAGTGTACATGTCTCAAACAATGTCACCGTATGGCAACGTGTTCCGAATAGCCAACAAACTCCTATCGTTGTAGCTCAGGGGACTTCTGGAAATTCTACACCTGGTCAAAATGTAAATATCCAACAATTTAGGGACGCTAGACCTTATGGTATCGTAAACCCTACTGCTGCACTCCACAGAGCTACACACTGGGCTGGTGGACAGCTAAACCTTCGAGATGAAGGTATAGGTGTCAGCATGTACTATCCATTTAGTGAAGAAATTTACGAAAAGCTTAAAGGTCAGACGGATGTTAAAATACTTACATCCCTCCTTGTTCAAATGAATAGAGGGCAGCGTAAAGACGTACCGTTAACTATGACTGTAATTTTAGTGCATAAGGAAAACCCAACTGCCAATATTACAATAAACAGAGCATGGTTCGAGCAGTCGGATGGCTATGGAAACGTAATGCCTTTCGTATTCAATAATCTACCTAATGGGGTAACTGGTGGTAGTGATACACTCTATAATTGGCCCGATTTAAACACTAAGGTAGATACAGGTGTAGAGATTGAGAGCTACTTTTATCCAGGAGCCACTGACACTATGCAGGTATTTGCTGGGCAGGACCAATTTGGAACCCTACCCGATAGCTTATTTGACCCTGACAACTACGTGTTCGAAGACTATGATGGTATTGAAATAATATTCAGAAATAAAGACGCTCAGAAGGCTGGAGCTATGGATATTATATTTGGCAATAATGCCCCACAAGGCTGTGACTTAACGATGTATTTATTATCTAGCCAACAGGTTGAGATAAATAATGACGACTTATTTGTACAGACCACTGGACGCTATAACCGTACATATAACCCAGCTGACCAGACTACCAGTAGTAAAATAATGGAGACTCCGGTTGAGTTGATTAACGATATCTATAGACAAGTGGTGCCTTCACAAGTTATTACCAGCCAAAACATTACAAATGAGCCTAAATGGAGACTGCGTAAACAGGTTTTAGAAAATGAGTCTATGGGTTCTTTGGTTTTAGATGTTACTAAACATGCGTGGGCTACTTTAGCTATTGACGAGACAGATGGCTTAGCACTTAAGTCACTTGACTATGAAGACTATGGAGTAGATGCGGATGCGTATTTCACAGAAGCCAATATTCTAAAAACAACCAAAATGCCAGTGCAATATCGCAAGATGGAGAGTATTATTCGTGACTATACGTTTAACTTCCACAGAGATAGTGCTTCTGGCGATTTATGGAGAACTGTCACTGTTAAGTGGGATGATGTAACTCAGACTTTAAACATAAGTGGTTTTGAAGGACAGGATGCTGCCGGAACAACTGAGGCTCGTACTCAGATGGCCCAGAGCTTACGCACTAGCCTAGAGCCTAAATTTCAACGCAGTGCTCAGTACTACAGCACAGCTGGCTATGGTAATTCATTAGTGACAGATTTTGACTGGTGTTATGATGAACTAACCGACTTTAAAGACGGAGCAGTCCCAGCTGTAGAACAGCTCAGTGATTCCATGTATACGATGTTTAAGTTGATTGAGAAAACTATCCAATTTCATTTGTTTAATAGTTGGACAGTAGAATTTGATACTCACATTAAATATATCATAGACACTGACGAGGTGACGAGTGGAAGACTGCGTATCGGGGACTATATTGATGTTAGAACATATCACCATTCGGACAATAACCCAATGCGTGGCTTTGTTAAAGCACTCAAGCCTAACTTTTATAATGGTACAGTGAGAGTAGTTTTATTTTGCCCAGTACCTCCGGATGTGTATTTTGAGTTCTATGACCCATTATGGGATGGCGGAATAACTGATGAAAATTATGCGATTACTGATTATCAGCACTCAATTAATGCAGGAATTAAACCAGTCTACCCCTTTGCTGACCCAGTAGTTGAGGATACTTTCTCTGACGCAGGCAGTGGTGCCATAGACCCAAATGATTATACTTTTAATGACGGCTCAGTGGCTGACCCCCAGGACCCGAATATACCTTACTAGGTGGAGGACTATAGATGGCTAAAATATTAGTTAGATTCAACGAAAGTAGTAGCCGTACTGATGCGGCTTCTACCCTTACTCAACGTATGATGAGCTTCTACAACGATGAAGGTAATTTACTTTTCATCGCTGAAGATAATAGCTTATACGATTTTTTAAGTAAACAGTATTTACAAGATGTGACGAATAATGCAGCCCTCCTTATCGGTTTACAGTGGAGTGGTTCGGCTACCAACGTTCAAGCAGCTTTAGAAGAGCTCAGAACAGCCGTGAATAATAACACTATTCAGACGTTTAATTGGCGTGGAGAGTGGAGCTCTGGTAGCAATTATGCACCTTATGATTTAGTTGAGTATAACGGGTCTACCTATATTTGCACGAATACGGTAACTGGGGGCACTACAGCTCCAGATACCAGTGCTGACTGGGATGTTTTTGTTGAAGGTGGCACAGGTGGTGGTGGCTGTACAACTACAGCTCATGTAAGCACAGAGACAGGCCTAAGCTCGGCTTTAAGTGACGACACCATTGATAACATTCACCTCTGTAATGATATTGAAATAACTAGTGGTGGCACTTGGTCAGTAAATATGGCCAGCACCTCAGAGTATAAAGTTGTCGAATATTCTGGAGATAACACTTTAATCATTAGCGCAGCCGTGAACATCGTTGCAGGAAATTCACAAGGCTTACAAATAGCGGCTAACGTGGCAGCAGGAGCTGACGTAACCGTAACTTTTGCTCCTAGACTTATGCTCCGAACTGTCGAATCCGGGGCTACATACACACTAAATTTCAGCGGTTCTACATACTCTGTTTTGTATGAAAAATTAGTCCAAGATTTAACAATACCCTACGTTGCAGACGGTACAATAACGGGGGATACCCAAAAGGCTTATTGGTTAAATACTAACGGAGATATTGGTTTCTCCGATAACTACGCTGTAGTCAAAACAGAACCAGAGTTAAGAGCAGCCTTAGCTAACACAGCTATTGATGTAATAATACTAGGAGAAGATATTGGAGCATCAGGAGCGGCCTATACTGTGGCGGCAACCTCTGGTAGAAAGATTATACTAGATACCGGGTTCGGGCTATTTGGTGCTTCTAGTACCGTGCAGTTCAGCTCTACTGTTGACTTTCAGATACTTTGTCCTTACACAGCTACTACTTTCACAGCCAACGTACATACTCTAGAGCTCTTAGCCGGGGGTGTGTCCATGGGTAGGCTTTCCACAGGTGGGTCAGCTAATTCGATTAATACTATTGGCACTATTCGTTATGAGGACGTTGTCGAAGGTTTAAATGACCAGCCTCTTGTTGACGGGACTGTAACCGGCTCGGCTGTGCAAAGTTTCTGGAGCAACACTAACCGAAATATAGGCGGAGCAACAGGAACTAGCTGGATTATAGTTAACAACTCTAGTGAGTTACTGGCTGCTTTATCTTTAGAAAACGATATTAAAAATATCTTAGTCAACGCCGCGGGTATAAATGCTCAGCCAACTAGTGATGTGGCAATACCTGTATGGGGTGTTAACAACATCTATGGCGGCACCCTGAACTTTGTGTCTTTTGACACGAGCTCTACATTGAAGATGGAATCCAAAGTAGGGGCTCCAAATGCTAGGGTATATGCTCACAACACACTGTCAGGCTTTATCGCAGGTTTAGCTCCTAATGATATAATTCAATTCGATGATGTAGAGGTTTACATTACCCAAATGTCCCTGCCGCTAGATTATACTTTTACACAGCTGAACTCAGGAACTTTGTACTATGAAACTAAAATTGGTACAACCTCTGTCACAGGCACAGGAGCTGGCCAACTTTTCTGGAAACACTGGGGGCTTCAGAAAACCGTAGGTGTTACATCATGGGGCGGCCTAAAAAATGCACTACAGGATAGTGGGGTATCTACCATCCACGTGCTCAATAATATTGACTCAATCGCTACCGATACCGTAGAGATAACAGGCTCTAAGAAAGTTTTTGGCTATGGTTTAAACTTTAGTGGTACGAGCGTGATGACTTTCAACTCTACGCTAGGGGATACTGTAGAGTTTTACAACAAAATTGGGGCTTTCACTGGCGGCCAAGGAACTACCTTTAACGGTAATACTAACATATACCTACGCCATATCAACAATATCCCCGCTACATCATACACTGGTACAGCGGCTTTATATTATGAAAAAGCTAGTATTGAGCCGGTAACCGGAGGTACTCAACTCTATTGGGATAATACAATTTCCGACTCGTTACAGAATGTTTATGATAACTCAACAGACCCTGAAATAGTAACAGATGCCACAAGGGGGGCTTTGACTCTCAAGAGAGGTTCTACACTAGACTCAGACTCAGTCCTTGAGATTCAAAATGGTGCGGGCAGTAATACAACAATACTTACGGGGAATGGTCAATTACAATTAGATAGTGCAACTGTACAACCGCAGATTGTGTTTAACTCTAATGGTGGTGTAGATTTAGACCACTATATCCAATACAATCCAGGTGGTCAAGGTGGGATTACTCTTAAATCACAACAAGTGGGTAGCGAAGTAACTACGCTAGAACTGAATAGAAACTCTAGTGGGGAGTTTAAACTATCAGGCAATAGTTCAGATACATTTAAATCTGCACAAGTAATTAATACATATTCTGTACCTTCTGACGAGGCATATTTACAGTTAATCTCTCGCAATGATAAGACTGCAACTAAGACTGCAACTCTAACAATTGCGTCAGGTTCTACTGATTTGTTAACAGATTCTGAGATTTCATTGAGTGCTGATAAAATCAATACGCACTCAGCAAGTGTCATAGGTCGTGACCCAGTTGCTAGTAACGAGTTTGCCACTAAGAATTATACCGACTCTGCTATAGGTTCGGCAGTCGTAGGCAGTGCGGTTTACAAAGGTGCCTGGAACGCTTCAAATAATACGCCAGACCTTACAAGTGTTGCGAAAGCACAAGGTGACTTCTACATTGTATCGGTAGCAGGGAATACCTTAATCGATGGTGTAAGTGAATGGTCAGTAGGTGATTGGGTTTTATTCAATGGTACTACATGGGAAAAGGTTGATAATAGCCAAACTATTCCAGTTAATGTTGGTACTGGTGTAGAAGTATTTAAGTCACTCAATAATACAACTAACCAAGCAGATTTCAGGACACTTGTCGGTGGAACTAAAGTCGGTTTCACACAAAATACCAATGATATTACAGTTGATGATAGCAATGTAGCGGGTGTTAATGTTGCTAATACATTTACTCAAGCTCAAACTATTAACGGCGACTTAAGCTTAACCAGTATTAATAGCCGAATTAAAGGTGGATTTGGTACAGTATCAACAGCAGGTGTTTTAGACTGGGACGATGTTTCTAACTCGACATCAGGGAGTGGTTACACATTATTAACAACTACCGCTACTAACTCGCCACAAAACTCTGGTATTAACTATTGGTACCCATTCACTTTTGAACACACTAAAAAAGATGGTTCAGGTAATAGAACACAGATGGCTATACCTTACGGTAACTTAACAAGTCTTGGTAATTTAAACTACCGTTCTTACTATAACACAGGTTGGACTGGTTGGAGAGAAATCATTGCTACCAAAGAGGATAGTCGTGATGTTGATTTCCAAGGTGTAGTAAACCTAGCCTCCGCCACAAACGGAAGCCCGGGCAATGGCGATATTTGGTATGATGGGGATAATCTAATAGGTGTAGAAGATAGCACTAGCTTTAATCTTAGCGGGTTATATGGTACAAGCGCAGATACAGACCTAAATAACTACACGCAAGATGGAAAATACTTAACACCTTCAACCGCTTTAACAAATGCCCCCGCAGGATTTACTACAAGTAGTAGAAGGTTAATACAGGTATCTCAATACGCTTTAGGCACAAGCAATTATATTATTCAAACGCTTTACTCAATCAACGATAACAAGGTAGCTTGGCGAGTTTATGCTACTGCTTCTTGGAGTGAATGGCACGAAGTACCTTATATGGTGGACGATGTCTTAAAGCTTCAATCCACCACAAACGGAAGTGCTACCACAGGGGATGTGTGGTATGATGGTAGTGAAGTTAGGATAGAAGGTGGTCTAATAATATCTGATGGTAGTTTTAGCTTGAAGTATTCATCATCAACAGGAGCTTT